GAGCAGTGTAAGTCTCTTGCGCTTCATCGTATGATACGCCTTGACCTTCTGCTTTTACATCAGCGTTAGCGAATCCTGATAACATAACTTCCTCTTCGAAAGCCCTGTCACTTGATTCAGTAACGTATACTTCGGCAGACTCATTGTCATACCGTTTGTACTCCAGCCCGAATAGTGCATTCAGACCAGGTTCTAGTTCTTTAACTAGCTGTGCTCTTGATATTGCCATTGTCTATGCTCCTATTAGATTGTCCAGTCATTACCCGCAGTAGCTGAATTCAATAAGTATTGTCCAAGGTTCTGAGCGAATACAAATGAGCAGTAAGCTGCAGTTATATCGTTGTTCTCAGGGTCCTCAGCAGATCTTATAATTCTCCACTGTTGAGTAGTGTCATTGATACCACCGATGTTCAGTGTATTAGTACATTGTCCAGAAATTTCACTTCCTGTTGGGACAGCTGCTGTAAAAGATACAGTTCTTCCGACGTTTGCCTGAGTTACTGCTGCAGATGCTGAACCAACGAAAAGTTGAAATGGATTGTCTATTACAAAACATGTGATATCTTCACTGTTAGCTGGAGTAATAGGTTGGTTATACCAGTTCGCCCACGTCGGCTTCAAAGTTGTAGCCGCATTGTAGAAGATACCGTTGAACACACCTATTGTCGCAAATGTCGCAGTACTAGACGCTTCCACGATGTATCCATTCTTCATTCGAACAGAACATCCTTGGAATAAGTCTTGATCATACGCGGCATCTATGTAGTATTTGCCTTGTCCTTGGGTAGCTGGTGTTGAACCAACTGTACCCGCAGAAATCAAACCAAATCCCGCTGTGTTACTATTTGCCATAGTTATTACTCCTTTTGTCTATATCTCTATAGACGGTTTATATTAAATCGATAGTAGGGAATTGGTTGTTATCCCGAGAATAGTTAAAAAATTAACTTTTCTTTGTACCACCGAAGGTTACACGAGATTGCCTATTTACATCAATAGGCATACTCTTATGTTGTTCCCTAAGCAAGTCGGATTCAACAGATTCGTCCTGGGCTTCAGAAAGTTTTTTCTGATACTCAACACGAGACTTCGCGAGTTCTTCGGGTATCCTAGCCAACAATAGGCCTCCTACTCCAATGATTCCAGCGTATTTGCCTTCAGCAACTACAGGATAATCAGAATCTTTGTATTCATCAGCTCTCACTAATTCATACCCTTCTCTGAGTCTTCCATAAATATTTTTACTATCTTGGAATCCTACAGATTCAGCTCTGATCCATCTGTGCCTAAAGCCATTAGGCGCCGGTGGTGCATCCAGAGAGGATGGTGGCTTGTACACTTTTGGTCTTTCAGTTTCTGACCGTGTATCAGCCGCACGAGAAGTTTTTTTATCTTTTTCCATGTTATGCTCCTTCCTTCGTGAGTTTTAATTGTTTTGCATACTCTTCGAGTGGCACACCTAATTTTTTAGCTATTGCTACTTGAGATGATGTGAGTCTCATTTGTTTGCGACCAGGTTTTACACT